AATGTGAAAATCCCATTATTGGCATCTTCATAATATCTTTCAAATTCTTTTAAAAAATCTTTGCAGGTTTGATTATTTAAATTTAGTCCGTAAAATCCACATTCGGGCCAAGTTTGTGATCCTTTTCCTCTACCTACATATGTGATCCATTTATCGTTTGGTAATAGTTCTTGTAATTGTTCAAACTTCCAATTACTATGTACGTATGTATCTGCATCTATCCAAATACACCAACCAGCATTACGTTCACACGCATCAAATACTGCATATACTTTATTAGCAAATCGAATAGCATGCCATTTAAATTCTTTATGATAGTCTTTGGGTCGACGTTCTGGAAAGGGGCACTGTCCATTTGCTTTAGGAACGTCTTTCCATTTATCTTTAAATCTGTTTAATTTAGGCAATTCTTGTTTAGCATCAAGAATGTGGATTTGAACTGGATCGTCTACTTCGGGTTGACAATCTTCAGCATATACCAACAAGTCTACTTTTTTATCAACATGTTTTTCAAAGCTGTGTAAAAAACGTTGACCATATAAGTCAAGACCTTCTTTATGAAAAGTTGTCACCATTGTAATATTTGTTTCTATAGTCATTGTACAAATTCTCTCATATGTTTCCAGCAAGCACCAGTTTTTAGTTCATGGAATGACCAATGGCACATACTTATTCTTTTAAGCCAATCTTCTCTATTAAATTCTTTAGGGGTTTCTATATTTCTAAAATCTTTATTACTAACTTCGCTACATTGACTATCTTTTGGATCTGTTAAAAAACAATGATACCCTTTGATAATAGGACCAACGGCTGCACTACTATTATGATTAACTACTGCCCAAGCATTGTGTAAATCATGTTCTAAAGGACGGCCTGACGGACTTATTTCTACATTTTGTAAAGTTAATAAGGGATGACCTTTTCGTTTTTTTAAATAAGATACTGCCCGTTTATCTCCTGGATGACTTCTTATAATTATTTTTTTATCAGTATATTGTTGAATACTTTCTACAGTGTTTTTAATCCATTCAACAACATCATACCCTTTCATACTCCAGCCACCTTGACGTTGACACATTAAAAGTATATGAGACCCTTGCCGCTTATAATCTTCAATTGTTATACCTAATATTTTTGAAATACTTTTCCATCTTCCTGGATCTATTTTACTATCACAATATTCTCCTGTAGTAGGAAAAATACCATTAAAACTGTATCGTAAATAACCGTGCGGGTTTACTTTATCTTTATATAAAAATAAGCTCCCATCAGCAACTACAGTATGTTTATTGTATGTTTTTTGTGATTGTATTATAGCGTTTCGAAGGCGTAAATGAGGAGTTGTAATTTGACTATACACCCATCCTTGAATTACTGATACATCGCATGTTAATAAATTATCACCCGAATGAAGTATACCTTCGTCTCCTATTACTTTTACACCAGTAATAAAGTCGTGTAACAATTGAGTTTTTTGAGGATTATTATTAATCCTCGGTACAGAATTAAGATAACTAATTACTCTCATTAAGAATTTCCCATGCAAAACCGTTCTTCATTTCTTGTGATGTAAATTGGCAATAAGAAAGATGTGCAGCAAAAGCAGTAATTTCGTCTATAGTAGGACGATTTAAATTTTCTATTTCATGTATTGAAGTGTTGCATAATATTCGAGCAGAATTATTTGGAGCCAATGCTATAGCAGGAAGTCCATATAATAATGCTTCTGTAGCTGCAATACTATTAAATGTTACAACACAATATGCTGAATCAAATGCGTGTTGAATAGTATTAGTTGTTACTCTTTCACCTCTAGGAGGTTTAAGCCGCATAACAATATTTCTATCAGTATATTTTTTTATTTCGGAAACGGTCCTTTTCATCCAGGTATCTAAATCTTCACCATAAAATACCATTACTTTTTTACTAGGAGGACAAATTAAAATATTTGTCCGCTTGCTCTTTTTTTCTGGCGGTTCATAAGGAATAGTTCCTCTTGTATGCCAACCTATTTTTTCTAATCGATCTGTTGGACGGTCTATAACTGGTCCAGTATTTTGAACTGCGTTTCTGGTTATTCTATGATATATTTTTGTTTTTTCATTGCCCATATATCCTGTATCTATTGCATAAAATTCTCTATTGTTTTCTTTACAGTATGTTATTGCTTTTCGACTAGTGCCGCCCAAGCCTCTTATAACTAAAGGCCATTTTGTACCTTTTTGTAAATTCCAGGTCGAGATTGTTCCTCCAGCACCTTTTACAAAATCTTCGCAATAAGGATCATATTTAAGCCCTTTATTTTTGAAGCCTTCTTCATCAGGGGCAATTGCAACAACTTTTCCCATAGGTTCCTCCTTTTCTAATTTATAGAATTTTTGGTTTGGATCAATTCTTTTAATTATTACATTATTTAAGACTTTTTTTACAGCAGGACTTAAAGTTAGATCGTTAATTTCTATAACTCTTTCTTTCTCTCGTTGTAATTGTTTTTGAGTTTTTTCAACCTGACTTTGTAGGTATGCATTTTCTACTTTATACCAGTCTAAAATATATTCACTATTATTTGTAGGATTTTCTAACCATTCGGGGGTATAATGAATAGCAGAAGGTTTTCCATCTTTAGGATCATCATATAAACCTATTATCCAATTCCACTGATGCGGCAATATTCCTAATTCGTGATTTTTTAACCATTTAAATTCATGTAAATATGCTCCTGTTGTATCGGGATCATTAATAAGTTCTAAAGTTAGTTTTTTATTTTGTTTATGAGCACAATTAAATAGCATCATACTAGCCCATTCTTTTCGTGGATGATCCGTGCCATGTTTCTGTTTGTGTTGAACACAAGAAACAGCAAAATTCTTATCTTTTCTATAAAAAAGAGAAACAATGTCATTTTTAAAAATAAAATCACAATCTAAATATAATGCCCAATTTTCGTAATTCATTAAATGTGGTATTAAGAATTTTGTAAATGTAAATTGACTAATAACAAACTCGTCACCTTCGACAAGTTCTGTACGCCAATATAGCTGTTCGTTTCTAAGATCATGTTGTTTTAATGGAAAAATAGCAACTGGTTCTGAAGCAGTTTCAAGAATACTTTGTTTAGCTAAGTGATAATTAGTTTCTTTTTCTTCATCATAGCCTATAAAAACTATTAACGGTTCAACCAACTGATTGTAGGCATTTGGTTTATTAGTAGTGTCTTTTAATATTTTATCTTTAATCATAAGACGTAAATTCTATCCAACCATTTATCATATATTTTGTTGTTTTTAATGGAGGATTCCCCCTATGAGCATGTGTGAAAGCAGTTGGACATAATACTACTCGCCCTTCTACAGAATTTATTCTTTTATGTTGATTTAAAAATTCTGTTTCTCCACCTTCTTCTACATCATTTAAATATAACATACATAATAGTACTCTTTTAGATGAAGACATATCAGCAGCTTCACAGTGCCATGCATGATAACCTTCTCCTGGTAGAGTTTTTTGTAATTTTATATCATGATTTAACATATGCCTGCCAATTGTTTCTAAAGTTCCATATTTTTCTACATATAATTTATAAGCATCTTCAATTGCTTTAATAAAAGGAACTGTAAGATATGTTTGTTCGCCTAACCACAAAGGATCAGACTCACTCATAAAAAAATATAAAGAATTGTCTTTTTTAGTAGCTATAGCGTTTTCATTAATTTTTCTATCAACTGTACGACCTATATCTTGCATTCTATTAAAATAATCTATAAGGAGTTTACAATATTCTTTTGATGCAGCATTATCAAAAACACCAATAAAATCATCAATTTCTGTTACTTTTATTTTATTTTCTTTATTAGTAACATCGTCTAAAAACTTTTTATCTAAGAATTCTTTGTAGTCCATCCCATTCTCCGGTCATCATTTCGTATAATGCTTTTTTCCATTCTTTATTATATTCACAATTACGATAATTTTTAAACCAAGGCCCACCTTCTGTATAATGTAATGCTTTAGGTTTACCATTTTGAGGTTCTTTGTACCAACCAACTAACCAGTTCCACTCATGTGGAAGTGATCCTATTTCTTCGTCTTGTAACCAGGCAAATCTATGTAAATATTTTCCTGTTGTTTCTTTATCATTAATTAAATCAATTGTAATTTTTTGGTTACTAGGATGTCCACAATTCCATAATACTACTGAACTCCAGTTTTTTCTTGGGTATTGTAATTGTTGTTGCCCATCCATTTTTAATCCTACTTGAGGTGTATGTTCGTGTTGAACACACATTACAGCATACTTGTCATCAGCAAGTTGAAATAAGTTAGTAATACTTTCTAAAAATACAATATCACTATCACAAAATAATGCCCAACCTTTATAATCCATTAATGCTGGTACTAAAAATCTTGTAAATGTAAATTCTGTTGAGCTCAATTTATCAACATCGCGCCAGTAAAAATTTTCTTTACGCAAATCTGCTTGAACTAAAGGTACTACATCAGCAATATCTCTAGGATATTGTCTTAGTATGCTATGTTCACATACTTGAAAAGTAATATCTTCTCTAGGATCATAACCGACAAATATTTTATATTTTTCGCTCAATATCTTCCTCCACACATTTCTCACCATATTGTACTTCTAAAATATGACAAAAAGTATTACTTTCATTAATTCCTTGATGCCATGTGTTGGCATCAATACAATATCCTCTAGAAAGTTCTTCAAGTTCCAGGGATTGTATTCCTGCTGCTCCTTCAGTTTTAATTATGCAAGTTCCTTTTAAAACATACCAGTGTTCGGAACGATAAAAATGTCTTTGCATACTTAAACTTTTCCCAGGTTCTATTACTAGTTCTTTAACTTTATAACCTGGTTTATTGTCTAATACTCTATACCATCCCCAATTTCTAATTGTTTTTGGTGATTTCCATTCATCTAATATCCAACTACTAGAATTCTTTTTGTTGTCTCCTCCTACACCAAAAATAAATTCTACATTAGGGTTATTACCCCATTGTTTCATTTCAGGAATATTTTCTTTAGTTCTATCTCCTCCATTAGCAAAAATAACGTTTGTTGCACCTATAGAAAATGCTTTAAAAATTGCTCCTCCTGCATCGTTATTTTTATCGTCATTAACAACATCAATAACTTTGTCAACCATTTTAAGGTTTTTAATTATTTCTATACGTTCATTAAAGGGCATAAAGGCCCGACCTTTTTTACGTATTAACCAAGCATCTGAATTAATACCTACCCACAGCTCGTCTCCTAACTTTCGAGCAGCTTTAAAATATTCTATATGACCGGAATGAATGGGATCAAACCCGCCAGTTACTAATACTATTTTATTCACATAGATATTTATTACTGCTGCTTTACCAACCAAAAATATAATCTTTTCGAACATTACATAATTGTAATGCACCGTGCTCTTTTAAGAAACTTCCAGCACAAAGATTTGTATCGGGATGCTGTTCTACAACTATAATAGGTTTATAATCTAATATTGTTTCTATACTACCTTTAAGTACTTCAAGGTCGTATCTTTCACAGTCGATTTTTAATAAATCAAATTGTGGTAAATCTAAATCATCTAAACGTTTTATTTCTATACTTCCAGTACCCATGGTCGACTCGTCTACATGACTAGCACCAGTATTTTCATTATTAAAAACCATATTAACAGTACTATTAATACTACCCAATGCATGCTTATTAATAGTAACAGGAAGGCCTTCTACATTTAATTCTAAACATTTATATACGTGGTCTATTGGTTCAAATGCAATAACATGATCAAATTTCTTTGCAAGAGGTCGTGCCCAAAATCCTACATTAGCACCAACATCAACTGCAATCTTAAAATTTTTCACAAATGGATAAGCAGCATCTCTTACATCGTCTTGATATTGAGGTGGCCCTCCGTTGTTTACTCTTTTAGTTATTAATCTTTCAAAATGATTGTCTGAATCAGGCAACCAATAGTCGTATACTTTTTTCATTCTTTTTTTAATATTACAACATACTTAACAACATCAATTGGTGGCCCTTTTTTAACATGAGCAATATATTCTTTTATTTCTTCATAAACAACTTTCCAACCAGAAAGTGCTTTGATCCTTTGTTTCCACCATTCAGGTTTTTCAATAATTAAGTGGGCATTTCTTCCATCACTTAACGCCTTCTTTGAAGGATGGCATGCAATTAAATGAAATTGAAATTTTGTTGCTCTATTAGAAAGGTCTTGTAATGTTTCGTCAATTAGTAATGGTTCTATATGTTCTAAAACATCATTACTATAAATTAAATCTACTTCTTCGGGTAATTCTATGGGAAAGGTTGCAGGGTCATATGTATAAATGGTTATTTCAGGATATGCTTCTTTAAAAGATTGACTAGTTAAACCCTTTCCGGCACCAAAATCTAAAATACTTGTAATTGTATTTTCTTCAATTAGTTCTTTTACAGGTTTTAGTATTTTTTTAGATATGCCAAATACTTTTTTCTTTTTGTGTAGTAGTTCTAATTGTTCTAAATATTCTTTTGAATATGCCATAGTGTTCCTTAAAGAGTAGCATCTTCCATACCTGCTACACGTAGCTTTACTATATTAGTTATCTGCCATTGTTTCTGATCGATCCCTTTTAAGATTCCTAACCATTTATTACGTAATAGTGCAAATTCGTTAATAATTTTTTCATAGTCAACTACATCTGATTCACCGTCTACATATTTTTCAACATCTCTACTAGACAATGCACGTTGATAATTTTCAAGATATTTTTTAAAATAAGAACTACGCAACCTACGTAGTTCTATATTCATATAATTTAAAATAGCTTCAATTTCTTGTAATTGACTAAATCGTTGTTCTACTATTCCAGGTAATTCAGCAGACGCTTTTTCAACATTACCTTTTAATTTTATTTCTTGTCTTGCTTCAATTATTTCTTTTTCAAAAAAGTCTATTGCATCAGAAATCTTTGAAACATCTCTTGCTATTTCAGAATACCATCCCATTAGTTATCCCATTCGTCTTCATCATTAAATTCACTATCTATATCTAAATAATAACCTATAGCATTATCTAAATCAGTATCAGAACCTAATGATTCTCGAAAAGTTTCATCTATTACACCAAAATCTGCTAATAAATCTACATATCGTTCGGCAGCAGTTTCAACATATTTTTTATCTAAATATTCTTTAAATACGGTCCAAATATCTATTACTTGGCGTTCGTCTAATGAATCCATATATAAACTCCCTTAATTTAGTTTACCTGTTCGTCAACAGGGGTATTTACCTCATTTGGGATATTTACCTCAGATGAAAGATTTTCATAATCTTTCATAACTAGATTAAGTAGTTCACCTGTCCAATTTTTTCTATATTCTAAATGTTCTTTACCTGTAGAATCTACATATTTTAATCGATTACCTTGTTTAGTTAATATACTTTTCTTTTCAAATAAATCAACTAATCCTGAATAAGGATCCATTCCTGTTTCATAAGGAATCTCAACTTGTACACCTTCAAACGGTTTAGCAAATCTAGTTTTCATTACTTTACATGCCGCTCTAATACCGTGTACTTGTGAAGTTTTATTTCCATCAGCATCTACTTTTAATTTAAGTTTCTTCATTGCTACTACAATAGAACTAGCATAGATAAAACCTTGTCCCCCTGATATTTTATCATCTGGGTCAAACATGTCTTGCGATGCATATGTATGATTGGTACACACTAGACCCACATTATGAGAACCTAATAAGTTAGAAGAATTCCTAACTAAAGCAGTTAGTGCTTTAGGTTTACGCCCCATGTCACCTTTCATGTCACCCTTATTAAATTGATCTACGTCAGTAGGTGTTAGTA